CAGGTCGATGACCATAAACATGATGCGGAATGCGTTGCGCATGGTTGAACTCCGTTGGTTGGGCTGATTACCGTACTTGGCCTATGGCCGCTTGAAATGATTGAGTGGGTATAGGGGGGGGGTGATTTGATTAGCTAAGGCCCAGTAGGTAAGTAATGGACCCATACCCAGATCACAAATTTCCCCTAACCCTGCGGTACCAAAAATAATAAATATGGCCTAACCCTTCGGTCCTCTATTCAAGTTAGTGGAAATTATTGATATTGGATAAACTCCACTAACTTTCTATAGGGGCATTCCCATGTCTGATGCACTGACCATTGATCAATTCAAGAAGGCTCTACCTGACAAGGTAAAGAAGTCTCTTAGTACCGAGTTGATTGATCAGATCAACAAGACACTGGCTGAGCCAGAGATGTATGAGACCTATCGGGATAACCTCTTGAGTTATACCAAGGTCATGGCCGATGGCAGGTTCAAGGTCAGTAGCTATATCGATGCCGTGAAGTATGTCAGTCACAAGCTGATGGGCTGCTCCAACATCGATGCGTACAGCAAGACCTTCCCCGACAAGATCGCCCGGTTCACGGCACAGGGTGTGTCGGGTAAAGACATAGCCAGTTATGTCACTGCCTATAACAAGAGCAAGCTGGTTAACCTGATCTTTGAACAGACACTGATTCCAAGCTATGTGCTGAACCAGGATCTGTATCAGAAGGCACTCAATGTTCAGGCCGAACTCATGGCTACGGCTAACAGTGAGAAGGTTCGCTGTGACGCAGCGAATAGTTTGCTGACCCATTTGAAAATGCCGGAGACCCAGAAGGTTGAGTTGAACATTGGCATGAAGGAAGACAGCTCGATCCAGGCTCTACGTGAGTCCACCCTGGCTCTGGCTCGTCAGCAGCGGCTGATGATGGAGAGTGGTGCGATGAATGCCCAGGAGGTGGCCCATAGCCGCCTGGTGATAGAAGGGGAGGTGGTAGATGGCCCGGCCCATGGATGATTTCGATCAGATTCTGGAGGGAGCGGGTCATTCCAGAGATCTGCTGGTGGGCGCGCTCTCCCGGTTTGGAAAGGATCGCGTACCCAGCAACATTCGACTACTGGCTTCCACCCTTCTTGGTGACCGTACTCCGGTGGATGAAAGTTATTTCCCGGAGGAAGACCTGCAAGCCATGAGGCAGGCAGCACTAGGTACCCGCCAATACTACGAGCACGAGGATGCGCGGTTACAGGAAGAAGTGAATACCTGGAAGGGTATTGCGCCTGACAAGGTTATCTCCCGCCCCTATGTCAAGAACCCGGACAAGGACCCTGACGCACCACTGTTTGTGGAAGATCCGAGCCAACGGGTCACGGCAGGGCAGGCACTGGAGAAGGCTAACGCGGAGTACGCGAACTTTCAGGCGTCCCGTCCCAAGCGTGACACCATCCAGTACCTGGGGTACGGCGACGACTACAGTGAGGACGCCGGATGGCTCAATACATTACAGCAGAGTTTCACTGACCCCCACGTACGTGCATCTACGTCCATTGGGCGTGCCGTGCTTGATGTGGATGAAGCAGGTAACACGATCCTCAAGGACACCTACGATTGGGGCGCTGGGAAGGCAGCCCGTGACCTGTCGCCTATGGAGAAGTTCAGCCTTCTAATGGACAACGTAGGCCGTCCTGCAGGGCTGGGTAACATCTTAGGCAACATCCTGCTGCCAGACGATGGCTCGCCCCCACGTGAGGTCCGTGTCAACCTGGGCAAAGTGCTTCCACCTAAGGAAGCCAAGAAATGATTGATCCCTTAGCTGAAGCCCTGGCTCCCTGGAAGGTTGAGGATTACCTCAACAACATCTCCTATGACGTGGACCCCACCTACGTACCCAGTGACTTTGCCCTGGAGTTCGTCACCTTCATCAAGCTGGTGAATGGAGTAGAGGGGGAAGAGAACAAGACCCCCATGGTCCACTACCGAATGCTGGACACCATTACCCTCGGTGGTAAGCGGATCATCAACCTCTGCCACCGGGGTATCGCCAAGACTACAGTGATGGGCGAGTACCTGTTCCTGTACATCGCTACCTACGGTGAGATCCCTGGCTTCGGTAAGGTGAGCCTGGCGCTCTATGTATCGGACTCCGTGGAGAACGGGGTCAAGAACATGCGCAAGAACCTCGAGTTCCGCTGGGATAACTCCGAGTTCCTGAAGCAGTTCGTGCCTCGGATTCACTTCACGGATATCCGCTGGGAGTTTGAGAACGCTGACGGCAAGCTGTTCATCGTCAAGGGCTATGGTGCCAAGACCGGTGTGCGGGGAGCCAAGGAGATGGGTCAGCGCCCTGAGATCGCGGTACTCGACGACTTGATCAGTGACGAGGACGCCCGCTCCGCGACCGTCATTTCAGCGGTAGAAGACACCGTGTACAAGGCGGTGAACTTCGCCCTGCACCCGACCAAGAACATGATCATCTGGTCGGGTACCCCCTTCAACGCCAAGGACCCTTTGTACAAAGCGGTGGAGTCAGGTGCGTGGGCGGTCAACGTGTTCCCGGTGTGTGAGCAGTTCCCGTGTGAGCCAGAAGACTTCAGGGGTAGCTGGCCGGATCGCTTCACCTATGCGTATGTGAAGGAGCAGTACGACAACGCAGTGAAGCTAGGGAAGGTGGACACCTTCAACCAGGAGCTGATGCTCAGGATCATGAGCGACGAGGATCGCCTGATCCAGGATCATGACATTGGCTGGTACAAGATTGATGCCGTGCTGCGTAACAAGCAGCGCTTCAACTTCTACATCACCACTGACTTTGCCACCAGCGAGAAGCAGAAGAGTGACTACTCGGTAATCAGTGTCTGGGCCTACAACAACGTGGGCGACTGGCTCTGGGTAGATGGGATCTGCAAGCGTCAGCTGATGGACAAGAACGTGGATGACCTGTTCCGCTTGGCACAGACCTATCGGCCCCAGCAGGTGGGTATCGAAGTCACTGGCCAGCAGGGTGGCTTCATCCAGTGGATTCAGGGTGAGATGTTGAACCGCAACATCTACTTCCCGCTGGCTTCGGAAGGCAACGACAGCAAGCCCGGTATCCGTCCCAACAACTCCAAGCTGGTTCGCTTCAACACCATGGTTCCGCTATTCAAGGCGCGCAAGGTGTTCTTCCCGGTTGAGAAGAAGAACAGCACTGAGCTGGCAGAAGCTGTGACCGAACTGTCCTTGGTCACCCCTGGTGGCTTCAAGTCAAAGCACGACGACTTCATCGACACCATCTCCATGCTCAGTTCGTTGACACCCTGGAAGCCGACCGAAGAAGGGACGCTGAGCCAGGATGCCAGCAAGGGTGGCATGTGGGACATGGAGCACGATGACGAACCTGTAGATCGAATGGCCTCCTATATCGTTTAAAGGATCTGATATGACACTCAAAGAAATATTCCAGGCGCTTACCTACGGTGAGTTATCGCAGGTCCACATTGGTGGGGCAGAAGGGCAGGGCATTACCCCAGCGAACCAGAACCAGATCCTCACACATGTGAACCTTGGCTTGACTGAGCTGCACAAGCGCTTCCTGTTGAAGGAAGGCAAGGCGGTCCTGGCACGCCCTGAAGGCATGAACACCTTCGTGCTGAACAAGAAGTATGCGGTCAGCAACCGTGAGTCGTGGGAACCGAACAAGTACATCCTGGATTCCACGGAGTCTCCGTTCCTGAACGATGTGTTGAAGATCGAACGGGTGTACAACGACAAGGGTGAAGAGCTGATGCTCAACGCTGGGGAGGATCTGGCGAACCCGTACCATGTGAACGTACGGACCCCGAACTACAACACCATTGTGGTACCGGACAGCCTCAAGAGCGAGACGTTGAGCGTGGTGTACCGAGCCAATCATCCGCAGATCATCCGGGAGGACAACTCCTTTGATCCCGAGGAGATCGAAGTGGATCTACCGTTCAGTCACCTGGAGCCACTGCTGTACTACGTAGCCATGCGGGTACTGAATCCGGTGGGCTTGAGTGGTGAGTTCCATGATGGCAACAACTACGCCATGAAGTTTGAGCAAGCATGTGCCCTGCTCGAGCAACAAAACTACCGGGTGGATGTAGGTGAACAGAACCATCGCCTGATCAGGAATGGTTGGGTGTAAAAGAAAAGCCCCCGATTAAGGGGGCTATTCAGTTGAGCGGTAACGTCTCTCGACGTGCTGGCTCTTGTCAGGTTTCCGTAGCCTGACCCGGAGACGGGGATCACCTCACTTTCGTGGAGCTGATCCGACTATCTCATTAGTTACCTGAAGAACCAAATCCACCTGCACCGCGTTCGGTATTAGAGAGTTCACTGACTTTGTTGAACTCTACCTGGGCTACCGGAACAATCAGCATCTGCAACACACGTTCTCCTGCAGCCCACTTAACCGGACGACCATTGTGTGTCCGAAGTGCAGCTACCCATTCCCCTCGGTAGTCACTGTCGATTACGCCACAAGTGTTATTGAGTGCCAGACCTTGTTTGGCACCTACACCAGAGCGTGGCAACAGAAGTGCTACATGACCTTCAGGTACTTCAGCCGCAAAGCCCAGTGGAACCATGACGGCATAATCTGCATGAGGAAATAACGAACCTGCTGTTGGCATATACAGATCGTATGCGCCTGCTTGTTCCGTACCTTTGGTTGGCATACGGAAGTTATCATGCAGGGGTTTGATGTTCATTTATGCGCTCCACTGTTTTATTGATTAACATGCTGGACATTGTATAGGCCCACAGCGGGATATGGTATGTCCGAAGATACGATTGAGTTGCGTGAGACTAAACGCCTTACTGATTGGAAAGATGAGCCAAGTGTCCGTGACTTGAAGCAGGACTACGAAGAAGCCCGCACTTATCACGATACACACAAGACCAAGATTTCCGAATGGTTGGATAACCTGAATGTAACCGGCAAGGCACAAGTGAATTCCCCGAAGGGGAATTCACGTATTGTGCCGAAGCTGATTCGTAAACAAGCTGAATGGCGTTATGCCGCACTGAGTGAACCTTTCCTCAGTACTGATGATGTATTCAATGTCCGTCCTGTTAGTTGGGAGGACAAGAAAGCCGCACAGCAGAATGAACTGGTCCTGAATAACCAGTTCAATACCAAGATCGACAAGGTGGCATTCATTGACGAGTACGTCCGTACTGCAGTCAACGAAGGCACTGTGATTGTCCGTGTAGGTTGGGACTTCCAGGAAGAAGAGTACGAAGCTGAAGTTCCGGTACTTGAGTTTCGTGTGAATCCTGCACTGGCACCTGTTCATCAACAACTGGCTCAACTGCGTGAGCAGGAACCAGAGCGCTATGAACAGGAAGTACCGGATGAAATGAAGCAGGCGCATGACCTGACGCTTGAGTATGGTCAGCCCATTGAAGCGGTAGTACTGGGTTACGAGATGCAGACCCAGGTGCGGACTATCAAGAACGAACCTACGGTAGAAGTCTGTGACTACCGCAATGTGATTATCGACCCAACCTGCATGGGTGATATCGATAAGGCGAGCTTTGTTATTTATTCGTTCGAGTCCTCACTTTCTGAACTTAAGCGGGATGGGAAGTACAAGAACCTTGATCGAATCAATATCGAAGCCAACTCCATACTTGGGGAGCCTGACCATGCGACTGCCAATGAAGAATCAAAGACTTTCAACTTTCGTGACGAAGCCCGTAAGAAGTTCGTTGTGTATGAATATTGGGGATATCGTGATATTGACGGTAGTGGTGTTGTTCGCCCTATTGTCGCTGCGTGGGTAGGCGATACCCTGATTCGTCTGGAAGATAATCCATTCCCAGACCAGAAACTTCCCTTCGTTGTAGTTCCTTATCTTCCAGTACGCAAGAGCATTTATGGCGAACCTGATGGTGCCTTGCTGGAAGACAACCAGAAGATCCTCGGGGCGGTCACTCGCGGCATGATCGATATCATGGGTAAGAGTGCCAATGGCCAGACCGGTGTTCGTAAAGACGCTCTGGACCTGACCAACAAGCGCAAGTTCGAGAAAGGACAGGACTACGAATTCAATGCCAACGTAGATCCTCGTCAAGGCTTCTACATGCACGTCTACCCTGAGATCCCTCAGTCTGCCCAGTTCATGCTGCAGCTGCAGAACATGGAAGCGGAAGCCCTGACCGGTGTGAAAGCCTTCAACCAGGGGATTGGTTCGCAGTCGTTGGGTGATGTAGCCGCAGGTATTCGGGGTGCCTTGGATGCAGCGTCCAAGCGTGAGCTAGGCATCCTGCGTCGTCTGGCTAAAGGCATGGTTCAGATCGGTCGCAAGTTCATCGCCATGAACGGTGAGTTCCTGTCCGATACCGAAGTGGTTCGGATCACCAACGAAGACTTCGTTGAGATCAAGCGGGATGACCTACCGGGTAACTTCGATCTACGCCTGACCATCTCGACTGCAGAAGAGGACAACAACAAGGCACAGGAATTGGCGTTCATGTTGCAAACCATGGGTAACAACATGGACCCCTCAATGAGTCAGATGATCCTTGCGGATATTGCTCGCCTTCGCAAGATGCCAGACCTGGCCAAGAAGATTGAAGAGTACCAGCCACAACCTGATCCGCTGGCTCAGCGTATGCAGGAACTCGAGATTGCCAAGATGGAAGCTGAAGTCATGGAACTTCAAGCCAAGGCCATGAAGCTACAAGCCGATGCTCAACTGGCTGGAGCGAAGGTAGGGACAGAAGGTGCCAAGGCTACTCACCTTCAAAGTGACGCCGATCTGAAGAACCTGGACTTTGTTGAACAAGAGTCGGGTGTTAAGCAGGAACGTGATCTACAGAAGCAGGGTGAACAGGCTAGAGCACAAGCTCAGTTGAAAGTACTGGATAATGTGTTCAAGCAACAGCAAGCCAAAGAGTAACTAATTGAATGGCACCAATAAAAAGGTGCCATTCTTTTTTATATGGTTTATGTTCCGCAGCGTTAACTCCCTATTATCTGTTACAGCACTGGTAGAGATCAGATGATTAACCAAGCTATTGAAGAGATTGACCGTAACATCAAGGAAGCCCGCAAGTTTGTAGAGCGTGGCGCTGCACTGCAACGGTTGATGAGCAACAAAGACTTTAAGGCACTCATTCAAGAAGGTTACTTCGAGAAGGAAGCAGTACGACTGGTTCATCTGAAAGCAGATGCCAGCATGCAGACTGCAGAACGCCAGGCTTCCATCCTTAAACAAATGGATGCCATTGGTTCACTCTCTGATTACTTCGTAGGTATTCGCCAACAGGCGATGCTGGCTGCTAAAGCCATTGAAGCAGATGAAGAAACCCGTGAAGCACTGGCCGAAGAAGGACTTGAATAATGACTGAAGAAGTTATCGAGCAGGAAGTAGAAGTCACTGACTCCTTTCTGGATATGTCGGATGAAGAGTTTGCCAACCTGGATCACTCCGTACAGCCGCAGGCTGTAGTGGAAGAAGAACCAGAAGAAGAAGTAACTGAAGAAGCAGTAGAAGAACAGGAAGAGGAACAAGAGCAGGAGTCTGTTGATGAACAGGGTACCGAGCCAGTACCTTCCAAAGAAGAATCTACTGAAGAGAAAGAAGAGGCCAAGCCAGAAGAACAATCCCAGGAGATTGACTACAAGGCTGCGTACGAAAAGCTTACGGCACCCTTCAAGGCTAACGGCAAAGAGATGCGTATCGAACATATCGATGACGCTATTACTCTTATGCAGATGGGTGCCAACTACAACAAGAAGATGGCTGCACTGAAGCCTAATCTAAAGTTGCTCAAGCTACTGGAGAACAATAATCTCCTGAGTGAAGAGAAGATTGGATTCCTGATTGACCTGGAAAAGAAAGATCCCAGTGCAATCACCAAGCTGATCAAGGACAGCGGTATTGATCCGCTGGATGTTGATACAGAGAAAGCAGGTGACTACAAGCCTACTGCTTACACTGTTGACGAGCGTGAGATGGAATTGGATGCGGTGCTGGAAGAGATCCAGGACACACCGGCTTATACCAAGACCATCGACATTGTTGGCACTAAGTGGGATGGCCCAAGCAAGCAAGTGATTGCCAGTAACCCTCAAGTACTGAAAGTCATTAACGACCACGTAGACCGTGGCATCTATGACCTGATCAGTACCGAGATGGAACGGCAACGCATGCTAGGTCGCTTGAACGGTTTGTCAGATATCGAAGCCTACCGACAGGTTGGTGACGCTATCCAGGCGCAAGGTGGATTTGACCACTTGGTTCAACCGAACCAACGGCAACAAGTTACCCCGCGGAAGGAAGTCGTTACCCCCAAGCCGAAGACTGAGAGTCTCGAACTCAAAAGTAAGAAGCGAGCTGCAAGCTCAACCAAACCCGCTGTTTCCGTTACCACATCGCCTGCGGACTTCAATCCCCTGGCTATGTCGGACGAGGAATTCAGCAAGCTTGTGAATGAACGACTTTTATAATTCTGTGAGGTGACACATGGCTGCACAACAGTACAACGATCCTACTGGTGGTACTCCGTCTACCGTAGGTAGTCAGATCAATACCCACTCGTATATCAAGCAAGCGCTGATCGAGATTCGCAAGGAACAGTATTTCAGCCAGCTGGCTGATACCACTGCCATGCCGAAGAACATGGGTAAAACCATCAAGCGGTATCACTACATTCCGCTGCTCGATGACGCGAACATCAACGACCAGGGTATTGATGCCAGCGGTGTAACCATTGCCAACGGTAACCTCTATGGCTCGAGTAAGGACATTGGTGCCATTCCTGGCAAGCTTCCAGTGCTCTCGGAAGCAGGCGGTCGCGTCAACCGTGTGGGCTTCAAGCGTAAGGAACTGGAAGGTTCGCTCGAGAAGTTTGGCTTCTTCGACGAGTACACCCAGGAGTCGCTGGACTTCGACACCGATGCGGATCTGCTGACCCACATCAACCGCGAGATGCTCAACGGTGCCAACGAGATCACCGAAGATGCCCTGCAGATCGACCTGATCAACAGTGCAGGTGTGATTCGTTATGCCGGTAACGCCACTGCCAACGTCGAGATTGGTGCAGACGATGTGGTGACCTATGGTGACCTGATGCGCCTGGCCATCGACCTGGATAACAACCGTACCCCGAAGCACACCAAGGTCATTACCGGTACCCGCATGGTCGATACCAAGACCTTGCCTGCTGCGCGTGTCCTGTACTGCGGCTCCGAACTGCTCCCGACCCTGAAAGCCATGAAGGATCTGCACAACAACGCAGCCTTCATCTCGGTCGAGAAGTACGCCGCTGGCGGTACCGTTCTGAACGGCGAAGTCGGAGCCATCGATCAGTTCCGCATTGTGGTTGTACCGGAAATGCTGAAGTGGGAAGGCGCAGGTGCTGATGCTACCGGCAACACCACCCACTACCAGACCGGTACCAAGTTCGACGTATTCCCGATGCTGGTTGTCGGTGACGAGTCCTTCACCACCATTGGTTTCCAGACTGATGGCAAGAGCGTGAAGTTCAAGATCACCCACAAGAAGCCGGGTGAAGCCACTGCAGATCGCAATGATCCGTACGGTGAGACTGGCTTCATGTCGATCAAGTGGTACTACGGCTACATGGTTCTGCGCCCTGAGCGTATCGCCCTGGTGAAGACTGCAGCCTCGATGTAATGCGTTATCTGGGGGCAGGCAACTGCCCCCTATTTCTTTCTAGATCCAGGAGATGATCACGATGCAAGAGTCCTTTGATGACGAAGTAGAAGCCCTCGAAGTACCGGATGAGCTGACTACCCTTAAAGCCCGAGCAGACCTGCTGGGCGTGAAGTACCACCCCTCGGTAGGTGTGGATAAGCTGCGTGAGAAGATAGCAGCCAAGCTGGCGGATGAAGAGCCAGCAGAAGAACAACCCAAGGTTAAAGAAGAATCCGCTCATCAGCTGCGTGTACGCAAGAAGCGTGAAGCAGAAGAGCTGGTTCGTATTCGTGTGACCTGCATGAACCCGCTCAAGAAAGAGTGGGAAGGTGAGATCTTCACGGTCTCCAATGCTGCAGTCGGTACCTTCAAGAAGTATGTGCCTTTCAATGCTGAAGAGGGCTGGCATGTACCCCGGATCATCTACAACCAGCTGGTTGCACGTCAGTGTCAGGTGTTCCAGACCGTGACGGATAGCCGAGGCAACAAGGTGCGCAAGGGCAAGCTGATCAGGGAGTTTGCTGTGGAAATACTGCCTCCCCTGACTGAAGCAGAACTCAAGGATCTGGCTCAGCGTCAGGCCATGGCCAAGGCAATCGACTAAACCCGTACCCAGGATAGACCTATGAGCGAATTTGTATTCCCCAGTATCACGACCCCAGACCTTACCGAAGTAAGCGTAACCGGTGCAGGTGTATTCGATGTGTTGATGCGTGCCACCAAGGCCCATCTGGAAGAGGAGTACACCAAGGGCCGGATCAAGGGTAACGAGTACGCCACGGTCTATCTGGGTTCCTTGACCCAAGTACTGCAGACCTCCGTGCAGTTCCTGCTTGAGCGAGACAAGGCAGGACTGGAAGCCAAGCTGGTGGAACAGCAGGTCATTCTGGCTCAGGCACAGGTTGAGAAAGCCAAGGCTGAAACCGATCTGGTTCGTCAGCAGATTGAGAACTCGATGATTGAGCAGAAGCTCCTGGATGCCCAGGTCTGCAAGCTCAAGGCTGAATACGACCTGATCATGGAGCAGAAGCTCAAGACGGTATCCGAAGCTGCCTTGCTGGCTCAGAAGAAGGTCACTGAGCAGGCGCAAACCAGTGGTACTGGCGTAGATGCCGATAGCGTAATTGGCAAGCAGAAGGCCCTATATACCGCGCAGACGGATGGCTTCCAGCGAGACGCTGAACAGAAGACTGCCAAGGCCCTGATTGACACATGGAATGTACGCCGGACTACGGATGATGGAACCGTAGCGGATGGAACCAACATGCTTGACGATGCCACTATCGGACGGGCTGTATCCAAGTTGCTGGCAGGCATCAACGCCTGATTCGACAGGCAAGTAGAGAACAGGGAGCCTATTGGCTCCCTTTCTTTTGGAGGTGTGTATGGGGCTGTTCAGCAGCAAGAAGAAAACAAAAGTAGCTACAACCGTGCAGCGGGTTATCGAGGATAACCAGTTACCTGAAACGGTGCAGTCTGCTGTACTGAAGTACATCCTCAAAGATGGAAACCAAGTATCCAGCTACATACTCAATGGCCTGGTGGATAGCTTGGCCATACGGGCGGATCGTATGTACCGGTTTGCTGAGAGAGGTGATTATTTCTATGGTCTGCCAAAAGCCACTGTTCTGACTAGGACACAAGGACGAGCCGTTGTTCAGCAAACTATAGAAGCTCAGTTAGGTGAATCCATTACTTTGGATTACTACGAGTTCGCACCACTAAACAGCATCCATGTGGCCTGGGAAGTGTTGATGCGTCAGTATGGGTATAACCCAGTTACCAATGAGATCCAGTCTCTGAGTGCGCAGGAAGGCTTCCCTGTATACCTAGAAGATATGGTGGCTGTGTACTCCCAGCAAACCTTTGATGAGGCTGAACCAGGTGTATTCAGTGTATGGGGGGATGCCCCCAACAGTGGATATACGCCTGAACGAGCAGGGTTTTTATCCTCTTACGTGACCCCTTCCCCATACAAAGTAAGCGCGACTGCTATTACTGATTCAGTTGAAGTTCATTTTGTATATCAACCTGAACGATCTGAACCTGAGTCACCGCAAGATCCTCTGGCTATTACCGAACCGCTACCCACTCTTCCTCTTGTGCGAGGGGTGTTCAGTATTCGTATCGACGACGAGCATCCGGAAGGTGATGGGGAGTACCACCATGTTCGTTACCGCACGGCATCAGGGCAGATAGGGTACTGGACGTACCGCAACGGTTCTGGTGAGTTGGCTCAGGTGGATTCAATTTACAAGACCGACTTCGATGAGATGGGTACTTACTTCCCATGGATCTACTATCGCCACGACAAACAGAACAGGGTTCACGAAAAGTACTGGAGTACCGAGCAGTACAAGTCTTCGAAGAAGCTGTGCAAGACCATCGGTATGGACTACCTAGAGATTGGGGAGGCCATTAACAGTAATCCAGATATAAGGGATATCGAGCAAGCCATGATGATCATGGCTGTGGCTGCAAATAGCGAGGATCAGATCGACCTGAAGTACCTGTATGAGTACTTCAACGTGATGTACTACACCACCAGTGGGAACATGCAAGAGTTCCTTAATAACCCTATAGAGTTTGACGGGTTTACCGCACGCGCCAGTCACGTAATTGATCTGCGGGACAAGGAATTCCGAATGATCCTCAGGTTCCAAGGCATTGCTAGGAAACGTAGAGCAGGAGTTATTGGGCCTATAGGTCACTACTCAGGCGAATTCAGTAATGTAGTCATTACGGAAAAGTACACAGTCTTTGAAGGAATGGGGGCTGAACGCACGATTAAGATCCCTTATCACAGTTATTGTAAGCAGGTGACCAAAGGATTCTATGAAGAAATCCGTGTCTACGGTTTGAAAGTCAGCTACGACATTTGGCGAGGCAAGATGACCTCCGCCATGGGCGAATCAGAGAACCTACTCGTTCCACTGGATCGATCGATTGCAGGCATGTTCTCTTTACCTGAACGCGAGATGTTGTACTCCCGCTCCTTGCACAACATCTTCAACACACGAGTGACCACCAAGACCAAGTGGTATCAATCAGGATGGTTCAAGGTGGTGATGATTGTTGTAGCCATTGTGCTGACCATCGTCTACCCACCAGGAGGCGCAGCCTTGTGGGGTGCCATTGCAGCGATGGGCACCATGTACCTGGTGATCGCCGTACTCACAGTAATCGTGATCCAGTTCGCTATCAGCCAGGCCATCCAACTGTTTGCCGAGGCGGTGGGCGCAGAGTGGGCAATGGTGGTTGCCGTAGCTTTAGTTGCATACGGCGGATACCAGGCCTTCAGTAAAGCAGGGACTGCCTCCCTGGAAGCTGTTAAATCTGCGGTGGCCAACAACTTCGTTAAGTTAGGTACTAATCTGGCCAAAGCGGCTATGGGTGTCCATCAGGCCGAGCGGATGGAAGCCTATAACCAGGAGGTTCAGGAGTTTGAACTATTCAAGGAGACGCAAATCGCCGAGCTGGAGGAGGTACGTAAGCTCCTGGATATGAAGACTCTGATCGACCCTTTCGAGTTCGTAGGTGAGCAGCCAATGATCATCTGGGGAGAGTCCCCTCAGGACATGTACAGTCGGACGGTTCATTCAGGAAACATAGGGATTGCGTCCCTGGATGTGATTCCTCAGTACGTGCAGCAATCACTGACCCTACCGGGGATCACCGAGTCACTGATGGATTTGGAGACATTGGAAGCCTGACCTCTACAGAGGGACATGATGCCTTTTATCAAAGAACCGTTCATTCCGGTAACATCGGCTTAGCAGGGCTAGAAGTAGCATGACACTACGTAGATATAGCCCTCAAACTTCCAGAGTTTAATGACACCGTAGGAGAACGCGAATATGGGATGGGCTGATTGGCTTAATTTTGGTTCTGGTAATACGGCTACAGCCGCGCCTTCGGGTAGCAATATTATGGGCTATGCGGGCATGGATCTTTCTGGTTTTACCCCAGGAGGCGTTGCTAATGTTATCCCTAACGCACAGATGCCTACCGGTTTGCTAGCGGGCACACCGAGTATGCGACCTGACATGATGAGCTGGGACGGTTTGCTGGGGTATGTAGATCCCAAGACTGGACAGAAGGTATCAGGCTGGGGTGGTACAGCAATCAGTCTGGGTTCTGCACTGGGTGGTATGTGGAATGCCAAGCAACAAAATGACCTGGCTGAGCAAACACTAAAGATGAACAAGCAACAGTTTGCCAAGAACTACGCTGCCCAACGTCAGACACTAAATACCCAGTTGCAGGATCGTCAGCGTGCTCGAGTAGCATCTAATCCAGGGGCTTACCAGTCGGTAGGCGATTACATGAACGAGAACAGGATTCGCTAATGGCTATCACCTGGCGTGACGTACATGCCCCGTCAAACACTGCGGTATCAGGTATGTATACCGCAGCTCAATCCAGCCTTGATTCCGGGTTCAATGCGCTACAGAACACCCTGACCAAACGACTGGATGAACAACAGGAAGGACTTAAGTTAGCCAAGGAAAGTGGTACTCAGGATATTCGTGAGCTGCTGGCTAGCTACAAGACTCCTGAAGAGTTCCAGGCTGCACAGCAGTCTGGTGCCTTGGATCGGGTACTTAAAGATAAAGGCTACATGTTTGATCGAGGTGCTGTGTTGGAGATGCAGCAGGCGTTACCCGGACAGCTGCGTGAACGCGTCCGAGGAGAACGTCAGTATGCAGATGAGACCTTGAGTCTGGAGCAACGTCCTATCGTGGATCAGCTTCTATCTGCTGCAGCTCGAGGAGATCGAAAGACAGTTAATACACTGGCCGATTCCTATGATCTTCTTAATGAGGGTCAGACGCTTATATCTGCAGAAGATGCTTTGCAAAAGAATCAGCAAGGTATCTTTGCAGCTAATCGGGATAAGCGCGACGGTGCTCGGGCAGGACGTGAAGCCACTCTGTTTAACCAAGGCCAAGACGAATACAAACGCAACCAGACTCTTCGAGAACAAGCGGAAGAGGCTGAGCGCATGGTTCAACAATCTCTTGCGAAGGGTATACCGCTTGAAGAAGCGCGTGCTCAGGTATTCAAGGGTTTTGTAGACAGGGGCATTGATGGTTCGGTAGCTGAGGGGGCACTGAGTAAGTTGGGATCTAACTATGACTTGCTTGTGAATCTGACTCCTGAACAACAAGCAAGGGTAACGGCGGAACAATCTGCAGCTACTACCGAATCACAACGTGAGCTAGAAAAGCTGGAACTGGAAAAGAAACGAATTATGGAAGAAAACCCAGTAGATGGTTTGTTCTCCTGGGGGGACAAAGACCGAGTAACAGTGGGGGAAGTTCTTGAGCAGATTGAACAGAAAGTCCCCGGTACACACACACTTCCGTTTGGTACAGGCGACGTTACTGAGGCTAAAGGATCTTCTCTACAGCCC